CATGGCGCCGGCCACCGCGCCGATGCCCAGCCCGGCGGTGGCCAGCCCCTTGAGTGACGTCTCGCCTTCGGCGGCGATCTCGGTCAGCTGGCCGATCGCCTCCCCGAGTGGTCCGATCCCCGAGGTCGTCGCGGCGAAATCCCCGAGCGCGTTGCCGGCCATCGAGTGCACCGCGCCCTGCGTCTTGGACGCCTCCTCCCCAATGCCCTGCAACCGTTTGCGGACCGCGTCTTGGACGTCGGGATCCGGCGACGTCTGCGCGATCTCCTTCATCTTGTTTTCGAGCTGGTCCAGCTCGCCGGCCACCTCCGAGTAGCGGGCCAGCTTCACCTCGATGTTCGGGTCGGTGGCGTCGATCTTGGCCAGGTCCAACGCCAGCTCGGACAGCTCGGATTGGGCGGCGCCGGCGCGCAACGCCAGGACCACGACCTGGTCGGCGTCGCTCAGCTTGTTGAGCTTCTTGGCGAACGTGTCGACGTCGTTGTCGGCGTCTTTGGCGTCGGCGGCGATGTCGACGGTGGCGTCGGTCTGCTCGAGCTTGTCGACCTTCTTCTGCAGCGGGTCGATGACCTTCGACGCGTCGTCTTTGGCGGTGATGTCGATCTGCAGTTTTTCGTCAGCCACCGTTCACCGCCTTGCGCAGTTGTTCGCGAACTGCGTCGAGTGCCTTGGCCATGCCGGCGTCGCGGCCTTTCGACCAGGTGTGGTGACCGCGGGTGGGGCCGACCTTGAACGGTCCGGTGCGCCAGGTGCCGCCGATGTTCATCGCTGCGGCGCGGCTCGTGCCCTTCTTCACGCCGCGCTTGTGACGGCGTCGTGGGCGGGCAGCGATGGTGGATCCGGAGCGGCCGGTGTCGAGGATCGCCCACATTCCCGATTGGCGTTTCGCCGGCCGGATCCGTACACCGGCCGGGTTGTTCAACGCGGTGACGTTGAGGGTCAGCCGGTAGCGGCCGCCGCGGAACCCGGACAGCGCCTGGTCGCCGCCAGTGTCGGCGGCGAGCTGGCGGGTCAGCTCCTCGACGACGATGTCGCCGGCGACCCGCACGATCACCGTGTCGATCTCACCGAGCCGGGCGGAGAGCTGCGCCAGGCGGGACGCCACCGATGTGGCCACGACCGGTCAGGCCGTGGCGTCAGCGGTGACGGCAGACGCGGCGATCGTCGGCTTGTCGACGCATGGCCATGACGCGGTGGTCTGCGCTGCCGACCCGTCCCCGAACGTCCCACCGAAGCCGCCGGCGGCGACGTAGGCCTGGCCTTCGGCGGTGGACGCTGCGCCCGCTGCGGCGCTGCCGTCGTCGGTGAACCGGAACCAGACCGCCTTGCCGTCGTTGTCCCACGCGAACTGTGACAGCGAGTCGGTCGCCCCCCAGTCGGTCAGCCAGGTCAGGTCGAGCGAGAACCCGGTCCGGCCGGGGGACTGGGTCGCGCCGGCGCACCCGGTCGCTGGGATCGTGTTGTACACCGGGGCCGGGGTGATCACCGCGGAGATCAGCTGGCATTCGAATGTCGGGGCCGTCGCCAGGCCGGCCTGGGTGTCGGCGAACGTGACTTCCGGGTGGTTGAGGATGATGGCGGTGCGCGGCATGGCGGGTGCTCCGTTCAGCAGTTGGGGTTGGGGATGATCGCCGGGTAGGTCAGCTGGTAGGCGGGGAGCGAGGTGGCGCCGGCGCCGCCCTGGTATTGGGCGGTGCGCGCCGGGGCGAAGCCGAGCGTTCCGTAGACGGCGGTCAGCAGCTCCTCGAGCGCGGTGAGCGCCTCGAGGTCGCCGGGTGGTGGGACGGCGATCGTCACCGCGACGCTGCCGCCCCAGCCGCCGACACCTTCGGCGTGGTCGAGGGTGACGGCGCCGATCAGCACGAACGGCGGCGACGCGGCGGGATCGATCGTCGCGACGGTGACGCCGGCGGCGACGAGCTTCGCGGCGATCGTCGCCCGGTGGTCGCCGAACGGGTTCACCAGCGCCACCCGAGCCGGCGCCGGCGCTGCAGCGTCAACAGGGCCGAGGTGTCGGCGCCGGCGGTGTCGGTGCGCGGCTTGGGGATGCCGAGCAGCCGGCGGATCTGGCCGAGCGATCCACCAACGAGCGTCGCCGTGGGGAAGTCCTCGAACGACGTGTACCCGTCGGTCGAGGCACGTTCACGCCACAGCGCGACGGCGTACAGCGAACAGCCCATCATCACGTCAGGGCCGGTGGTGACCGGATCACCGGCGTCGGGTGTGTCGACGTAGCCGGCCTCGAACCGCTTGCGCCAGCACCAGGCGTTGGCCGCGTCGACGTACAGCTGGGCGAGCGGGTCGGTCTCGAACGTGACGGTGGGGCCGAGCATGTCCTGCACCGTCTCCGTCGTCGTCCCCCAACCGGCGGCGACGTCGGGGACGGTCACGGCCCGACGGGGACAGTCGTCTTGGCGAAGGCGAAGGGGAACTGGATGCCGAGCGCGCCGTAGCCGTAGACGCCGACGTCGAGCCCGAGCTGGCCGACGTTGATCGCTCGCAGGCTGAACGGGGTGCCGGGCAGGTCGTACCAGGTCGCTGCGTTGCGCAGCCCGAGCAGCGCGGTGGCCGACGGCAGGGCCATCGACACGATGATGGACAGGCCGCCCATGCTCGTCGACGGAAGCATCGAGCCGAAGGAGATGTTGCCCTGCCAGAACGCCGGCGCCTCGTCTTGGGTGACACCGACGAGGGAGACCCACAGATCCCACGAGACGGCGAGGAAGAAGCCGCCGGGCGGGACCTTGGTCGGGTCGAGCACGCCGAACAGGGCGCCGATGATGTCGACGAACGAGGCGCCGATGGCGGTGGTCGCCGGGGTGGCGATCGCCAGCAGACCGGCGACGGCGTAGGCCTCGATGACCTCGGCGTAGTCGACGCCGGCCTGGCGGATGTAGTCCTCGACGAACGACGGCGAACCGAAGTCGAGCAGCTGCTGAGACAGGTCGTTGCCGGTCGCCCAGGTTTTCACCGGGGTGGACACCGTGCCGATCGACACTGGCGTCGAGTTGATCGCCGCCTTCTCCGCTGTCTGCAGGGCGACCTGGGGTGTCTTGGTCCACTGGTTGAACGTCTTGTTCGGGTAGTCGCCGCGCTGCAGGTCGCCCTGGCGGAGGGCCTCGACGACGGGGGAGCCGTACGAGACGACCTCGATCAGCTCGGCCTGGTAGGCGGGACGGAACCCGGCGCCGACGTTGTCGGTGCCGACCAGGGTCACGTCGGACAGCGCGGCGTTGATCGGCGCGATGTACGCGCCGGGCGACGACGTGATCCGCCCGACGAGCTGGTTGGCGCGCATGTCGCCGCTGCGAGCGGCCATGACGAGCCCTGCCATCTGGCCGATACCGACGCCGGCGTACGGGTGGCGTGCCGGCGCAGCGGTCACCCGGGCGGCGCGCGGGGTGCCGGCGAGCACCGGCAACGACCGAGCGGCCTCGACGAGCACGAGCTGCTCGCCGTCGGGTGCCGTTGGCTGCTCCTCGTCGGGCTGCTCGTCGTCGGGTTGCTCGACGTCGGGCTCGGTCGGGGTGTCGGTGTCGAGCATGGCAGCTCCTTCGGGTTGGGTGGCGGTGACAGTGGAGACGCGGGCGCCGGCGTAGGCGCCGAAGGTGAGCAGCGACAGCTCTTGCCAGTCGCCGGCGGTGACGTGCATGACGCCGGCGTCGTCGAGGAACCAGTCGGTCGGTTCGACACCGACGGAGAACATGCCGAGCGCGCCGTCGGCGGCGAGCACCAGGGCGTCGTCGCCGTCACGGGTCCGTGAGGCACGCACCGTCGCGTCGAGCCCGGCGCCGTTGTCGGTCGCGCCGGTGACCATGCCGATCGGGCGGGTGCGGTCGTGGTCGCGCAACGCTGGCGGGCGGCGGGTCTCGTCGAGCGATCCGGGCTCGAAGATCACCTCGCGGCCGTCGGACACCCGGCCGACCACGCCCCACGGCACGGCGACACCGGCGATCGTGCGGGCACCAGACTCGGGCGAGGCGGCGGTGAGCGGTGCTGCGTTGAACGTTGCCGTGATCACTGCGGCACCCCCGTCGGTGTGGTCGGGTCGGCGATCTGCATGTCGTTCGGCGACGGTTCGGCGTTGCCGTCACCGGTCGTCGTCGTGAACGGGTTGCGTAGCCACGCGTTCTGGTCGAGGCGGATCGACTGGCCGCGAGGCGTCACGTTCGGGCCGGACAGGGTCTGCTCGATGCAGCCGATGTAGGCGCCGGCGGCGAAGTCGATGAGGTCCTGGCGGGCCTGCTGGCCGTTGAGGTACGTCATCCCGGTACCGGCCGGGGCGCCGACGAGGTACGGGGGGATGTTGCCGAGGCGGGACAGCTCGAGCGCCTGATAGGTGCGGCCTTCGACGAGCTGCATCTTCGACGCGTCGACCGGGGTCTCCCGGTAGCGGACGTGCTTGTTCGTCGCCGCGGTCGTGTTCATCTGGCGGGCGATCGAGAACTCGGCGGCGAGCTCGGTGAGCTCCTCGTTGGTCATGTCCTCGGAGGTCTCCTGCTCCTCGAGGATCCCGGCGGGGATCTCGGTGCCGGCGAAACGGTCGGCGGCCTGGTCGAGCTGCAAGGCGATCGAGATGGCACGCCAGCCGTTCGACAGCAGCCCTTCGATCGGGGAGAGGAACTCGACGATGTCGCCGCCGGCGACGGTCTCCCGCTTGCCGGTGTCGGGGTCGGTGTACGTGTACGTGCCGTCGTTCTGCTGCTGCAGGTCGCCGGGCGGGATGCGTTGGAACGCTGCGGGGAACGTCGACGAGTAGCGGCGCGTCACCCGCCAATGCGCGACCTCGGAGAACATGAGGTCGTCGCACGTCCACGCCAGCAGCCACTGGCGGGTGCGATCTGGGTCCGGTCGGGTCATCCACGACAGGGCCGGGATCTGCTGCTGGACGACCGGGATGCGGGACTCGTCGACGGTCCACAACGTGAACGGCAGCGCCGACACCGCGGTGACGATCAGGTTCCGGGCGCGGGAGATGGTCGGCAGCGACATCGCCGCGTCACGGTCGAACCACGGCGGGACACCGTCGACGGTGAACGGCGCGAGCGGCGGGCCGACTCCGAGCGGCCAGCCCGACAGCGACGAGCCACCTCGAGGCGAGGCGCCACGGTTCGCCAGGGCGATGCGCCCGGCGGCGGCAGTCACCGCCGGGCGCACGCCTCCGTCGTCGGTCTGGACGATGCCCGGACCGATCAGCCAGTCAACGAAGCGGCCCACGTCACGCCGGAGGGACGTCCGCGGTGGTGACGTCGACCATGCCGCCCGACGCGCTGCCACCGCGGGCCTCCGCGGTCGTCGCCGCGGAACCGGCGGCTGCGGCGCGCTCGTTCACGTCGGCCAGCGACTCGGGGGTCGACGGGGGCTCAGCGGGCTCGGATGGGGTCTTGGCCATGGGGGGAAGTCCGTCAGGGACTCACCCGGTCGTGTCAACGGGACTTACCTGGGCGCTGTGTGAGCCTCTGCGGGCCGATCGGCGGTCGTCTGGTACCAAGGGTGCGGCCGTTTCCTTCTGCGACGACCACGGCGGCGGTGCCGGTGCGCCGGCGGCTCGCGGCGAACGCTGCGAGGGTGACGGCGACGAGCGGTGAGATGTCGACGGTCGAACGGGACCGCGACCACAGCCAGGCGTCGCCGAGCGGACGGCGGGCGGCGCCGGCGACGGCGTCGTCGAGGACGGCCTGGGCGCGGTGGGTGAGGGTGTTGGCCGCGACCCGGTCGACGAACGTCGAACAGGCGCGGGCGTGGTCGGATGCGCCGACTGGGTCGACGGTGATCCCGGCGCGGGCGAGCTCGCCGACGATCGACGCGGTGACGATCGAGTCGGCGACCAGCGCGGCGCCACGGTGGACGCGGCGCAGATCGCGGATCGCGGCGGTCAGCCAGGCGACGCCGGGACGGTGGTCGACGACCTCGACGCACAGCCGGTCGCCGGCGGGGCCGGCGGTGCCGATCGACGCGGAGGCGCGGTCGGCGGCGATGTCGAACGCGATCGCGGTGACCCTGTCGGCGGCGACGGCAGGGTGGGCGCATGTCGGCCAGGCCGCCAGGTCGGCGGCGGCGGTGAGGATCTGTTCGGAGGGGCGGGGCCAGACGTTGAGGTAGGCGCGTTCGAAGTCGGCGTCGTCGGCGCGGCGCGCCCACAGCTGCTCGAGGACGGTGATCGGGAAGGCGACACCGGCGGTCGGGTGGGCCTGGCGCCAGATGTCGGGGTTGGCCGGGTCGTACGCGGGGTCGGTCGCATCGGCGCCGAAGTCGAACATGGCGACGCCGGTGGTCCCGGTCGCGCCGGTGGTCAGCCAGCGGTCCCACCACGTCGACTCGATCGTTCCGCCGGCGGACACGATCCATGTCTGGCGCCACGGGCGGGTCAGTTGCGCCGGGGTGATCCCGCCTTCGAGGGCTTCGCCGGTGTCGATGTCGAACGCCCACGCCTCGTCCACGGTGGCGGTGTCGACGTTCGTCGAGTGCAGCGCGGTGGCGATCGGGGCGAACAACTGCAGGCGCGACGAGCCGCGGCGCTTGAGGACACCTTCGGAGCCTTGGGACTTGCGCAGCCGGTAGATCCGGGACAGGGGCTCGAGGGCCGGCGCCCACTCGTCGCGGAACAGCTTCGCTGCGGTCTCGCGGGTCTGCGCGGTGTACCAGCAGCGGGCGTCGTCGAGACGGTCGAGGGCTTCGAGGTTCGCGGCGAGGGTCAGGGTCGTCTTGCCGGCGCGGCGGGGCACGGACAACACGACGACCGGGTAGCGGAACCCGGCGCCGGTGTCGTCGAGCTCGCCGGCGACCATCGCCACGTCCCACTGCCAGGAGTAGGGGGCGGCGCGGCGCAGGCGGGTGAGGTGGGCGAGGGTGGTGGCGCCGACCGATTCACGTGTCGGGTCGCGCGGCGTCGCGTATCGCGGCGACCAGGACCGCGAGCTCGTCGTCGGCGATCGACGACGTGACGTAGACCGGGTCACCACGGAGCAGCCTCATGTGGTCGAGGAGCTTGGCGTAGCCGTTCGACAGGGTGAACGCCGAGTCGCCGGCGGCACGAGCCGCGTCGAGGGTGTCGGACCAGTCGCGCAGCACAGCGATCACGCCTTCGTCGACCGGTTCGAGCTGGCCGAGCTTGCGTTGCTCGCGGATCTGGCGGTCGACACCGCGGCGGGCGCGGACACGGACGGGGGCAATCTCGAACAGAGGTTCCTGTGCGGGGTGCTGGCGGCGCGTCATGGCGCATCGGGCTCGATCGTGGCCGCCGGGGGCTTACCCGGGCGGATCGGACCGGCCGGGGAGAGATACGGCCGAGTCCGGCGCTGTACAGGGCCGGCGCCGACTCCAAGACTCGGCTGCGCGATCGACGAGCCCGAGCCGGGCGCGAGCGCGACGCGCGACGCGCGGACGCGTCGACGTCGACGGTTGCCGGCTGCGGCGCCGGTCGACTTCTGGCACGCCATGCACGCCGGGCGCAACGTGCAGCA